GCTTTAATCCTTAACGTTAAGCGTTAATGAATCATACGCCTATTGGCTACTTCGTCAACACGTGCCAATAGCGTGGCCGGCTTGAGTTAGCGGCGAGAGACGCAGTGCCGACTCCAGGTGATCCGGCGACAGGTGCGCGTAGCGCATGGTCATCGTGATCGACGAGTGCCCCAGGATTCGTTGCAGGCCGAGAATGTCGCCACCGGCCATCATGTAATGACTCGCGAACGTGTGCCGCAGGATGTGGGTCATCTGGCCCGGGGTGTCGAAGCCGCAACGCTTGTAGGCACACCGGAAAGCCGACCGGCAGGGCATGAATAGCCGACCGTTTCCAGGCATCCCCGCCTTCAACGCCAGATCCTCAACATCCTTCGGAATCGGTACGGATCTCGACTGCCGATTCTTGGTTCGGTGGAAGTGAGCCTTACCGCCGTAGATCGCGGCACGGGTCAGCGACTCGGCTTCGTCCCAGCGGGCACCGGTAGCCAAGCAGAGCAGGGCGACGGGGTAGGTGTGATTGTTGGTGGAGCGTTTGCACTCTTCGAGCAGCTGGCGGATCTGCGGCAGGGTAAGAAAGGTCAGCTCTACCTGATCCGTCTTGATCTGACGGACATTGGCGAGCGGGTTCTTTCCTACCCAGGCACCGAGCCGGATCAGTTCCGAGAACACGGCGGACAGGTAGCGTTGCTCATGGTTGACGGTATTCGGAGACGCCACTTTCAACCGCTGTTGCCGATACCGCGCCCACGCCAGTGCGTCAAAGGACGAGACGAGTGGATCGCCAAGCCGTTTCGCGATCGCCAGCGTTCTCGACAAACGTGTCTTCTCGTCCTTGAGCGTGCAGCCGTGCAGCTGATGCCAGAGATTAACCAGATCCGATAGCCGATCATCCATCGGTCGCCCGGTTTGCGTCAGGCTTTTGAAGAAATCCGTTTCGTAGCGTTGGGCAGCGGCTTTGGTTAGAAAGCCTTTCTTGCGGATACGGCGTCCGCTTCTCCCGTTATCGTAGAAGTCAGCCGTCCAGGTCTTACCGTCCTTACGTGCCGTCATATAGCGCGACCCCATCGCACATGCCGTTCCTGGAGCAGGTTCTTTATGTGCTTGTACAGGTCCCGCTCCGTCATATCCTTCGAGGCGTAGTGATCGCGAATCACCGGCCAGCATTCCCATTCCTTCAATCGATCAAATGCGGTCTTAGCGCCCACTCGCTCCCGTGCCAGCAGGCTTACGAAGTTTCCCAGGAACAGTTCCACGTTCTTGCCCGAGAAGCCCCGTGAGGTCTTGTAGTAGCGCTTGTATTCCGTTTCATCGACCAGCGAATCGACCGGCACATCGACACGAATGTCATCGCGGATCAGCGTCCAAATCGGCTCGAAATAGCCGGGGCGGGCAAGCAGCTTGAACTGTCCCAAACCGTAGCGCCACAGGCCGTCCAGATGGGCTGAGAAGGCGGCATAGGAGTCCGTTTCGAGGGCTTGGCCGGTCTTTGCGTCAATCGAACCACTGGCGAACTGCTGGATGACCGAATGGTGATAGCGCAGCTCGACGCGCCATACGTCTTGGGTCGGGTCATAGTTGTCGGGATCGGTCGAATCGAACGAATCCCGGCGACGCCAGACGCTTTCCCAGTAGTCGAGTTTGTCTTGGGAGCGAGCCTGGATTGTCTTGTTGTAGATCCCGAGCTGTACGCCACCAGCGGAGCCGAACAGGAAGGATTGCCCCCGACCATAGGTGGCAGCTTCCATGGTCCATTGAATCTCCTTGATGCCCGAAATATCGCGGTTTGCGCGAGCGCGACAGTGCATCCGAGCGGTCAGATCTGCCGGGGGCGTCCAGCCTTGCAGATCCAAGGCGAGGTGGACGGCGCATTGGTTCCGCTCGCGGTGCGTCATCACGGCTGCGGCGTAGTAGTCCATGCGCTCTTGCAGACGCTCAGGCGACAGGGCGTCGATAGCGTGGGGTGAAACTTCGATTTTCAGGTGTGGGCCGATCTGGTCCAGCTTCGCGTTGAAGTTCTTGATGAGCAGAATGAACCCGAGGTCGGCATTCTGGAGCTTGTACTGGTAGCCCGAGTCCCGGCCAACACGACCGGCGTGCCAGAACTCACCGGCAAACTCGACCATGACGCCCGGTTTCTCAAACAGCGCCATGACCTCGGGACGGATCAGTCCGCGGTACAGCTGGCGGACCGTATCGACGCCGCAGTGCAACAAGCGGACGTTGGATAGATCGGCTATCCGGGCTGTGCCCGGGTCAACGAACAACCGGCTTCGGCTGTCTTCCAATCCGGTCAGGAGGTCGATTCGTTTGAAGTCTTTATTGGCCATTCTGTTTCCCCTTCACTATGGGTTACTAAGGTTGTTCGGTTGGATTTATCTGACGTGCTACAGGGACGTCAGCGTGCGCGTTTGCACGCCGGCTCGTGCCTCGCCGTGCGTGCAAAGAGCGCGGAGCGCACGCGCGCTGACGGTCATCACCACAGGAAACGCCCCTTCTCATAGGGCACCCGCGTGACGGTGGTTCCGGCTTGCTGCTGGCTCGGTTGATAGGCTGGCGAGGTGGAAGGTGGTGGCTGCTGGTTGCGCTGATCTTGCGGCGAGCCACGGTCGGGCTTGGTGTCGTCGAAGTAGCCGTTCTGCACGACCGACATGCAGAAGCCGAACGACACTTCCAGGCGCGTGCCTTGCTGGGTGTTGCACCGGCACCCCGTCAGCCCTTCATCGCTGTCACCGACCTGCATGCGCTTGTAATTGCGGGCGATCAGATCGCGGTCGGTGGTGGCGATGCACACGGGCTTGGGGAAGGTTTGCGGGCCGGTCAGGCCGTCATACACCGGCGCCGATGCTGGCAGGTCCTGCACCCTGGGTACGCGCCTGCCCAGGTACTGCTCAACGGTGAGCGGCGCGGCCTGTTCGGCGTTGGAGGCGCTTGGCCGGATGAAGGCGCCGACCGTATCGCGCACCTGATCGACCATGCTCCCGGCCGGCGCGCTGCTGGTGGCTTCGAGCGCGACTTTCTCGGCGTTGTAGCGCTCATAGGCGCGATAGACGAGGATGCCCGCACCGATCAGCACGCAGATGGCCAAGATGAACTTGGTGGGCACCTTGGCCTGGAAGTGGTGCTTGGCGTTGGTGCTGGTGTAGGCGCCGAAGTAGCGCTTATCCAGGCGCAGCGACTTCTTGTCGGCATCCTTGAAGCTGGTTTTCAGCTCGACTTTTTCCACCACCACTTCCGACTCGAAGCGCAGCAGCTGGGCGGACTTGAAGACGCGCCAGTAGTGGATGTGCGTGTTGCACAGCCGACGCAGGTGCACATCCAGATAGCGCGGGTCCTGGGTGACGAGGTGCACTTCGTGGCCCTGGTGGCGCATGGTCTCGAAGCGGGTGATGTGCTCCGGTGGCCGCGCCCTGGGATCGCGTGAGCCGAACCAGCCCTGCGCTTCATCGACCACGATGATCGAGTCGTTGGGCAGCTCGAACCACTTCTCGGGGTCTTCGAACTCGAACCACTGCGCTTGCAGCTGATCGGGCTTGAGGCCGTTGATGTTGTGGTAGTAGACAACCCGGCCTTCGGCGTGGGCCTTCTGGTCCACTTCGCGGATGGTGTTCAGGGTCTTGCCATGGCCGGGCTTGCCGGTACGGATAACGAGCATGACGGCGCCTCCTTATGCGTCGATGGAGGTGCCGCCCGGCTTGCGCCAGACCTGATTCCGACGGCGGTCAGTGGCCTTGTCGATCCCGGCGAGCATGAAGCGTGTCGAGATGGCGGCAAAGTACAGGTTCACCACCACATCGAACTTGGCCAGCCCGAGAATCCCCTGGATCACCGGGCCGACATCGCCCATCAGCCCGAACAGATAGTCCTGGGCTTGGCCAATGATCATGTTGAAGCCGACATAGGTCACGAAGCCGAAGCCGAGGATCTTCAGGACCATCTTCACCAGTGGGCCAAGGATGATGACGAGCATCTGCACGATGAAGAGAAACTGCATTACTGACCTCCTACGGAGCGGCCCACGTACAGGGCAGCCAGGACGGTAGCGACAGCGACGAACAGGCCGCTCAAGTCATTGGCGGCGCGGCATAGCGGCTCGTAGCTGATTTCGAAGGAACGCCCGCCACTGGTGCGCAGGCTGAAGGTTTCCGCAGCGGGACAGCTGGCCGGAAGGAAGCGGGTGCCCTGGTTGACGAAGGTCGGCAGTTCGATCTCGCTGCTGCCTTCGTCGAGCTTGAACTTGTCGCCCTGCACAGCGGCTTCGATGGCGGATTCGTGCTTCTCGAAGTCGGCCTGTTCTTCGGCGTGGCAACGCAGTTTCTTTTGCTGGCGGAGGATCGCGCACTGGACGGCATCGCCCGTGCACTTGATCTCGGCGTTACAGGCTTCACCCTCTACGCTGGGCTTACCGCATTTGTTTGGGTCCTTGGCCGGGTCGCATTCGGCCTCGCCATCGCCTTCACCTGATCCATCGCCGTCACCACTGCCATCGCCATCACCCGAGCCGTCTCCAGAACCATCACCGGAGCCATCACCACCGCCGTCTCCTTCGCCATCCCCATCACCGTCGCTATCACCGTCCCCGTCGCCGTCATCACCATCGCCGGGATCATCAGGGTCGGGGTTCTCGGTGTCGTCACAGCCACCGACCTCGACTTCGGGATCACATGGCGGGGGCGGCTCCTTGCTGCAAAAGGTGCCGTTCCAGGCGTAGCCGTCTGGGCATTGGTTGTCAGGATCGGGCGTTGGGGTTTCGTCAGGGTCGGTCTGCTGGCCCGGGTTGCCCGGTTGCTTGCGGGTGTCTTCGTTGCACTGGATGCCGTTGCCGGTATAGCTGTAAACGCCAAAGACCCCGGAAGGGTCGCCGCTGCTGTAGACGTAGACGTTGCTGGCCGGCGTGAAGCCGAAGGCGTACTGGCAGCTATTGGCGCAGACCGAGCCCGGCGGATCGATCACCGGCTGGCCAACCGCTTCTTTCATCTTGTGTTCGTGGGTAACGACCTGGCCGATGGTGGCTTCGCAGGCGTTAGTCGGTGCATCGCACTTTCCAGTGGCAGGATCGAACACGCCGCCAGAAGGGCAAGTATCACCAAGGCGCAGAATATTGGACGAGGCTACCCGGCTAGAACCGGAGTTCTTATAGGTGACTCGGCATCTCCACTGCGTTTCAGTTGTTCTGGTGAGTTCTTGAGCAACGGATGTATTAGAGGCTGTCTCATAAAGGCCCATGTAGTAATTACATGCAGCGGGCGGATCAGAAAACTGTCCGTAATCGGAACCGGCTGACAGGGTCCAGTAGTAGTCGGCCGACCAAACAGGCAAAGCCCATGTGAACAGAAGAAAAGCGATAGCGACCGAAATCCGTTTCATCCTCACACCCGCCCAAAAAACACGAGATAGAACGCCAGGGTGGTCAGGATCAGGACGTACAGTTCGTAGCTCATTGGCGTTTCCCTGGAAGAGAAAACCCCGCCGGAGCGGGGTTTGTTTGCTTCGGCACATGCAGTGCGCAAAACCCCGGTTACAGGGCGCGGCGCATGTACTTGAACGCCATCGCGGCGATGATCACGGCGAAGACGGCCCAGCCGATGGTCCCAACGTCGGTGCCCGCGGTGTCGAGGGCTTCGGTGGCTTCGGCCGGGACGGCCGCGTAGACGGAGCCGGCAGCAGCCGAGAGAGCAACGGCAGCGCCGAGGCCAATTTTCTTGATGAAGTGCTTGTTCAGTTGCATGGTTGATACCTCACTGTTTCAGGGCTTTTTTCAGGACCAGGAAGCCGAACACGGTGGCGAACAGAACAATCGCTTCGCCTTGCAGCTCGGAGACTTGGTCCCAGGTCAGTGCAGAGCCGTAGAGGCTTTGCATTTCCTCGACCGTGAGGGCGACCAGCGAGCCGGAGCAGATGGGCGAACCATCGGCGCCTTGCAGCCAGTCACCGTCACAGGCGAGGAAATTCATTCGCCGGCCTGCTCAAGGTCGGCAGTTGCTTCGGACGGTTCGCAGTCAGGGCAGACGGCGAAGTGGGGCGGCAGGCTGAGGTCGGGCAGCAGGTCGCTTTGCGGTGCGGGCAGCGCCATGAGCTTGCCCATGTCGTTGCCGCAGCAGTCGCAGTACACCCGGTCATCGATCAGCATGGCCGCCCCTCCCGGTTAGTTGGCCTTGGCCGCGTCCGGCTGGGTGCCGGCTGGCTTGGCGGTTAGGGTCGGTTGCTGGGTCGGCTTGGTGGCCTGGGTGGCGGGCTTCACCGATTCCAGATGCAGGCAGAGATTGTTGCCCTTCTGTTTGCCGGCTCGGGCGATCTCGAAGTGGATGCGCACGGTTTCCAGCGGCTCGAAGTTGGCGCCCGAGGCAAACACTTCGTCGGCTACTTCCAGCGGAACATCCATGCTGACGATGGACAGGCCGTTTTCGGTCTGGCCGTCCGGCTCATCGCCATAGAAGACTTTGACGATCTTTACTTCGCTGCCGTTTTGGCTGAAGGCGAGTTTCTGAGTGCCGAGAAATGCAACTTCCATAGTCGAACGTGCCATCTTGTGTTTCCTCAGTTAGTTGCGCGTTATTGCGCGGTTTGCCTTTTGCGGGCCGAGAGAGCCCGAGCAGAGGAACTGTAAAGTTCGCCTCTTGCCTGGGTTTACGCGGCTTACAACGGGTTTGTGGTACTAGTTATACACGCTTGGAAAGCGTTTTTATCATCGCTAAACAACTTTCATAGTTGCCGTTAGTTCATGGAATACAGTGGAATAGTCAGGTGTTTAAACTTTCACACTATTAATTCCATCGATAGTTCATTAACACCAAGGGCTCTGCCCTTGTCATCCCGCTCTTGCCGCCGAGGGCTCGGGAGCGCGGGGCGGTGAAGCTGCCCCTCACTCACGAGCGGAGGCTATTCCTGTTCGTGCAGGGTCAAGGGTGCGCTCCGCCCGTGCTTCCGTTCGCCGGATCGGTGAAGCGTGATCCGACGAGCCGGGAGCGCGGCCCTGGACCTGATCAAATCCGAGTCGCGGCATGGCTGTGAGAATTGCTCCGATGGCTACCACCGTCAGTGACTGGCTAAGCACGAGCAACACGGTGATGACGTTCATGCGCTCACCCCACCAGCTCGAACGGTTTGTGAATCGGCACATAGGGCGTTGGCTTGCCCGAGTCGTAGATAACGCTCCACCACTTCGCGGGGCGGGCGGGTGGCGTGTGCTTCTCGCAGATAAAGGCCGGTTCCACTGTCCAGTCCGAGACCAGAGGCTTCCAGGTTCCACCGACGCAGCCCATT